GTTACTCAGCTTGTACAACTACTACAAACTATGGGTCAGGACTCACCGTTGTACAGTACACTAATAGAATCAGTTATTGACAACATGAATCTGTCTAACCGTGAAGAACTACTTGCGGCTATGCAACAAGCTTCACAGCCTAATCCTCAAGCACAACAAATGCAGATGGAGGCTCAGCAAGCACAAATGCAGTTCCAGCAGTCACAAACAGCTGCTCTGTCTGCTCAGGCTCAAGAGTCACAAGCACGTGCTGCTAAACTCGCTGCAGAAGCTGCTGTTGTACCGCAAGAGCTTGAGATTGACAAGATTAACGCTATTACCCGTAACTTGCGTGAAGGTGACCAAGAGGACAAAGAGTTTGAACGTCGTCTTAAAGTAGCTGAAACGCTTATCAAAGAAAAAGCAATAGACCAAAAAGGACAATCTAATGCTAATAACCCAGAAAGAAATGCAAACCCTTCTAGACCAGATCAACAACAACTTCAAAGGCCAGTTCGACCGTCTGGACCGCTTGGAACGCCAAGTAGAGGAGTTGAGTAATGCCAGCAAAGAAAGACCCAAGACTAGCACGAGCGGGCGTAAGCGGGTACAACAAACCAAAGAGGACTCCTAATCATCCTAAGAAGTCTCACGTAGTTGTTGCTAAAGAAGGTGACAAAGTAAAGACTATTAGGTATGGACAGCAGGGTGTTAGCGGTGCAGGTAAAAACCCTACTACTGCTAAAGAAAAAGCAAGACGTAAGTCGTTCAAGGCAAGACATGCTAAGAACATTTCAAAAGGAAAGATGTCAGCCGCTTATTGGGCTAATAAATCTAAATGGTAAGGAGATAGCTATGCCACAAGGAAAAGGAACATACGGAAGTAAAGTAGGACGGCCACCTAAAAAGCGTACTACAACAGCTAATAGATCACCAAGTCGGACACCACCACGCACACCTAGTCCGCCTAGGCCGCCTTCTAATCCACCAAGACCTTCACCACTTACGCCTGCAGAACGGCGTGAAAGAGCTAATCGTGCTAGACGAGGTACACAAAGCACTACAAGGCGTGGATCAAGGACGCGTCGCCCATAATGGCAAAAGCAAAAAGTAAAAAAGCTAACGACGCTTGTGCAAAAAAGGTCAAGTCCAGATACAAGGTCTGGCCTTCTGCGTACGCTTCTGGTGCTGTAGCCAAATGCCGTAAGGTAGGTGCTAAAAACTGGGGTAACAAAAGTGGCCGTAAAAAAAAGTAAAGAGGGTGCAGCCCTTAAGAAATGGTTTAAAGAAGACTGGGTGGACGTTAAAACGGGTAAGCCTTGTGGTCGTAAGTCAGCTACCAAGAGTAAACGTCCTTACCCTTCTTGTAGGCCTAAAGCAGTTGCAGCTAAAATGACCAAAAGTGAAAAGGCTTCTTCTGCACAGCGTAAGACAGGACCAGCTAAAATTAAACATGCAGTTACTGCTTCAGGGAGACGTAGAAAAAAGTGAGTTACGAAACTAAAGTAAAGCAAGCTTTAGATATATGTTTAAACAAAAACTACTTTAAAGGAAACGATAAAGAAACAGCCATAGTAATGTACTCAGGTGGTATGGACAGTGTNNATTGACAACTCTGAAGGCCGTGTTAAAGCAGAAGCAAAAGCTATAGAAAACACGATCAACTACATGAGAAAGAACCAAAGACCCTTTGAGTTTTCTTCCTCAGTGTACTCTTGGAAAGCTAAGTATCCAGGCGGTAAGGATATGGTGCTTGCACTATTCCAAGCTATGAGGACTGCTTCTGGTTTAGGCAAAGCTTTTAACATTGTTTATACAGGCGACTACAACATAGGCAGAGACGAAGGTGCTGAAGCACAAGGTGTGTTAAATGCACTATGCACTACACGTCGTGTTAAGCCTATTTGGTTAGCACCTTTTGAACACATGACGTACAACTCTGTAGAACGTAGCAAAGGTATTTACTTGAGTATGCCAGAAGAGCTACGTGAGACGTACTGGTCCTGTAGACATCCTACTGATGCTTTAGGTAATTTTATTGTGTGTGGTGACTGCCATGCTTGTGAACGACAAAAAGCAATGCAAGAAAGTATAAAAAAAGACTTGACAAACGACTAAAAATATGCTATACTATAACTATAGTTAAACATTAGAGGAAACTATGACTCCCGAGCTTGAAACTTATTTTAATAATTATAACGAACTCTTCAACCACGAAGGTTTCAAACAACTCGTACAAGAACTCTCTACTAATGCTACTCAGCTTGCTGATATTCAAACAGTAAAAGATATAGAAGATCTACATTATCGTAAAGGACAAGTAGCTGCCTTCGCAACTATTATTAATTTACAAAACACTATTACTGCTGCTAGAGAACAAGCTGAAGCAGAAGAAGAAGAACCTTTAGATGTTTAAGGTTTATGACTTCCGTTGCACTAACGGACATGTCTTTGAAGAATTCGTAGAGCCTAACGTCACAACTAGTAGGTGTGGTTGCGGCGCTAACGCTAAACGATTGGTTTCTGCCCCATCTTTCCACCTTGACGGTGCTTCTGGAGACTTTCCAGGTCAGCACATGAAATGGGTTAGGGAACATGAAAAAGCAGGCCGTAATAAAAAGAAGGACGCCTAAAGGCTAATCCTTTCTACATTAATCTCCATAACCATAATAAAAGGCGGAGCAGTTTAATATGTCAAGAGCGACACTAATTGACGAGCGTATTGAAGACGACTCAACAACTACTGATCTTGAAACTCAATCATTTGACGAGCCAACTCAAGAAAACCCTATACCGAAAGCTAAACCTAAAGAAGAAGACTTGCCTGATAAGTACCAAGGAAAGTCAGTACAAGAAATTGTACAGATGCACCAAGAAGCTGAAAAGATGCTTGGTCGTCAGTCTTCCGAAGTTGGCGAGTTACGTAAGGTAGTAGACGACTTCATACATACACAACTCGAACAAAAAAACACACCTGTTCAACAGCCCGTTGACGAAGATGACGACATTGATTTCTTTACTGATCCAAAATCAGCCGTTAGTAAAGCTATTGAGAATCATCCTAAGATTAAAGAAGCGCAGGAATACACTACTCAGTACAAGAAGCAAACCGCACTTGCACAACTACAGTCAGAACATCCTGACATGCAAGACATACTAGGTGACGCTAAATTTGCTGAGTGGATTAAGGCTTCTAAATATAGGACTCAGATGTTTGTAGCAGCAGACCAGGAATATGACTATGACGCTGCTAACGAGTTGTTTAGTCTTTGGAAAGAGCGTAACCAAATGGTTAAGCAGACAGCCAAAGTAGAACGAACAGCACGTAAACAATCTCTCAAAGCTGCAACTACCGGAACTGCCAGAGGAACAGCAGAGCGATCTCGTAAGAAGACTTATCGTCGGGCTGACATAATTAAACTTATGCGAACCGACCCTGAACGCTATCAGTCTATGTCAGACGAGATATTTAAGGCGTACCAAGAGGGTCGAGTTAAGTAGCCTAATTATCAAGGAGATTTATCATGGCTAACGAAACCTCTGGAACTTATTTTACAGCGAATGCTGTAGTTGACAAAACTGCTGCTGGTACTTTCATCCCAGAAATCTGGAGTGACGAAGTAATTGCAGCTTACCAAAAGAACCTCAAGCTTGCACCTCTTGTAAAGCGTATCCAAATGTCTGGTAAGAAAGGTGATGTAATTCACATTCCTAAGCCAACACGCGGATCTGCTTCTGCAAAAGCTGAAGCCACTGCGGTAACAATCCAAGCAAACCTAGAGTCAGAACTGCAGATTGCTGTTGACCGTCACTTCGAGTACTCACGTCTTATCGAAGACATCGTCGAAGTACAGGCGCTTAACAGCCTCCGTCAGTTCTACACTGAAGACGCTGGCTACCAGCTTGCTCTTAAGGTAGATACTGACTTGCACTCAGCAGGTACTGGCTTTGGTAACGGTGGTTCAATCGTGTACTCTGGTTCAGTAGCTCCTACTGACTACCAGCACACTGGTTGTTTCTTCAATGACAACGGCACAACTACTCAGTACACTGACGACACGCTTGTTTCTGGTGACGACTTTACTGACGCGTTCTTCCGTGACATGATTCAGAAGATGGACGACAACGACGTTCCTATGGAAAACCGTTGCCTTATCATTCCACCAGCGACTCGTAATGCTATCATGGGCATTGATCGCTATGTGTCTTCTGACTTCGTAAGTGGTCAGTCAGTAAACAGCGGCCTTATCGGTAACCTGTACGGTGTAGACATCTACGTGTCTTCTAACTGTGCAACTATCGAAGCTGCAGCTGACAACACTGCAGGAACCGTTGATACACGTGCTGCGCTTCTCTTCCACAAAGACGCAATTGTCATGGCAGAGCAGATGGCTGTACGTTCACAAACCCAGTACAAGCAGGAGTACCTCTCAACTCTGTACACTGCTGACACTTTGTACGGTGTTCAGGTATATCGTCCTGAAGCTGGTTTCGTTCTCGCAGTACCTTCTGCATAAGAACGACAAGAGGGGTCAGCAATGGCCCCTTTTTCCTTTCTCCTCCTTCTTATCTGCAATAGGACTTTCCGATGTCGAATTACACTAAGACTACAGACTTTGAAGCGAAGGACTCGTTACCTACAGGCGACTCAGGAAAGATCATCCGTGGCGCTGAATTTGAAACTGAGTTCGATGCAATCTCTACTGCTATTGCAACCAAAGCTGACACAGCAGGTCCGACCTTTACAGGTACGTTGACCTTTGAAACTATTTCTGACGGAACCATTGGTGTCACTGCATTTGTTGACGAAGACAACATGGCATCTAATAGCGCAACTTTGGTTCCTACACAGCAGTCCGTAAAAGCGTACGTTGACTCTGTAACTACAGAACTAAATGCTCAAGACTTGGACTTCCAGGCTGACTCAGGCGGCGCACTAAACATTGATTTAGATACTGAGACCATGACGTTTACTGGTGGTACTGGTATTGATACGTCTGG